CCGCCCCACTGCTCGCCCCCGTCGCCAGCGGCACCAGCCGCCCGGCCGTGAGGTCGGCCGGGTCGAGCGCCGCCGCCCCGACCAGGTCACCGAGTTCGAGCACCGCCGCACTGTCGGGCACCTGCACCTGATAGCGCGCGGCGCGCGCGCGGCTGGCCAGGGTGATCACATACCAGGTCGGCGTGCCGGCCGGTAACGCCAACTGCGTCTGGGGGGTCAATTCCACCACCCGCTCCGCGGTCAGCGTCTCGTCAAACAGGGCGGTGCGCAGCCCCGGCCCGCAGAACGCCAGCACCGGCAGGCCGGCGGCGTCCACCAGGCTGATCGTCAGCCGCACCGGGCCGAGGTCGCCCGGCACCGCGACGGGCAAGGGGATGCGCACCGCGGTCATGGCTTAGGCCGCCGGCGTATTGGCCACCAGGGCCGCCGCCAACTCGCTGGTCTGCGCCTCCAGGCGCGCGCTGAAGGCTTCCAGCACCGCCGGGTCATTGCTGGCGATCGCCTCATCGAGCGCCGTCTTCAGGCCCACCAGCAACGCGATGGCGCTATCGCCCACCGTCTCGATGGCCGTCACTTTGGCGGCCAGGGTCTCTAACAGATCATTCATCAGGGTCGTCTCGTTGGTTGGTTTGGTTGGAGAAGTGAGAAGTGAGAAGTGAGGAGTGAGAAGCGAGAAGCGAGTGAGAGGCCCTCTCTTTTCTCACTCCTCTCCCCTCACTTCTTCCGTTTGGCGGCAGTCACCGCCGTGTCCAAGGCGTCGGTGGTGGTCGCCAGGCGGTCGGCCAGCCCCGCCAACTGCGCCGCCTGCGCCTCGGCCGGCGGGTCGGGCGCCGGCTCGGCCGCGCCGTAATAGATCAGTTGCTCGCCCTGCGCGGCGGTCACTTCCAGCCGGTCACCGGCCAGGTACTCCACGCCGTCATGGTTGATGCGCGACAACGCCCGCAGCCACATCACGCCACCGCCGCACTGATCAGATAGCCCGCCTCGGCGCCGGCGATCACCGCCGACACCTCGTCGGTGACCGGGTAAATCCAACTCTTGGCGTTGCGCTCCTGATAGGGCTGCTCGACGATCGGATAGTTGTTCAGGCGGTAGGTGTAGCCGTAGGAGGGCCGGCCGGCATCGGCCACGCTGCCGATTTCGGTATAGGCCACCACCACGAACTTGCCCCACACATCCGACATCACCCCGGCATCGGTGGCCTGCACCGCATCGCCCACCAACACCCGCTGCACGCCGAACAGGCCGGCCAGCAGTTCATTGGTGGGGATATCGCGCCCGGTGTACTTGATGCGATCGATGATCTTCGGGTGCTCGCGCAGCTTGCTCGCCACCACCGGCCCCATCACGATGGTGTTGGGACGGCGCCCGGTCGCGGTGCGGATCGACTCCTTGGCCGTCTCGATATTATTGATCGGGTCCGAGGCGCCGGAGGTCAGGTCCGACCACTGCGCGGTGCCGCTCAGCGTGGTCTTGTTGGCCGCCGCATAGTTGGCCGCGGTGGTGGCCAGCGTCGCCTGCGCCTGCTCCAGGCGCAGCGCGATGATGTCCTGCACGGTGCGCACCGCGCGGTTGCCCAGATCCACGCCGGGCACCGCCGCCGCGTCCTGCAGCAACTCGTACGGCACCAGCCCCTCCAGGCTATGGGCCTCCAGCGCATAAGACCCGCTGGCGTAGCCGACCTGAATGCGCCGGGTGTTGGCGCCCGGCGCGCGCGCCGTCGTGTAGGCCATGAAGGCTTCTTTGCCGAAGGTGATGATCTTGCCGCCGCGCTGCGCCACCGCTACTGACGGGAACAGCGCCATGCCGACCAGCTCGGTGTTGCTGTAGCCGCGCGCCACATTGGTCAGCACCGGATCGATGACGCGGGCACCCGCGGCCGTCATTTGAAGAGGCATAATGGGCTCCGTTTAGGCCGCGTTATCGAGCAGCAGACATTCGATCAGATCCCCGGCCGCCGCCGCGGCCGACAGGGCAATGGCCAGGCGCGCGCCCGAGGTCACCCAGGTGATCGCGCGCCCGACCGAATCCGCCTTCAGCGTCGCCCCCTTGGCCACCGCCGCCCCGGCCTCCACCAGCACGGTGCCCGACACATCCACGCCCACCACCTCCCCGCTCACCGCCGCGGTGCGGCACACCCCGATGGCATAGCCATCCGTGCCGGTCTGCACCACCAGCGGGGTGACGAAGCGCGCGGCGACCAAGGTGCCGGTGGCCGGCAGCGCCAGCGTCAACAGCGCGATACATTGCTGTGCCATGGATCAGCCTCCAACGGCCGCCAGGGCCGCTTCATAGGTCAGGGTCGGATGCGCCGCCTGATAGGCGCGCACCTTGGCATGGAGCGCCAGTTGCAGCAGGTCCACCTGGTAGCCGGCCGGGGCGGCGAAGTCCACCGCGGCGGCCGCGCCGGCGCGGGCGGTGGTGGCCAGTTCGGCCAGTTCCACCAGCGGCGGCTGGGCCGCCAGCCAGGTGCGCAGCCAGGTCGCCGCCGCGGCGGGTTGGGCCGCGGCGTCGGGCGCCGCGAAACACACCGCCGGGGCGGTCTGCTCCAGGCGCACCAGGATTTCGGCCAGCGGCTGGATATCGGCCGGGCGAATGCGTGCCGCGTCGGCCAGGCCGGTGGCGAAGGCCACCACCGCGGCGCGCGCGGCGGCGGCCTCCTGGTCGGCCAGCGCCTGGGCGCGGCGCTCCAGATCGGCCTGGGTCGCGGCCAAGGCCGCGGCCTGCGCCGCGGCGGCCGTCTCGCGGGCGGTCAGGGCGGCGGACCGTGCCGCCAGATCAATGGTCTCGTCCATCAGGGGCTCCAGTGAGGTGAAGGCATCCGGGGGCAGCGCCAAGTCGACACACGCCACCCCGGTCGCGGCGCCGGCCAAGTCCGCCCCCAACAGACCGGGAATCGCCGGCGCGGTCGCGCCCAGCACCCCAAGGTGGCGGATGTACGGCTGGCCGGGCACCGGCGAACCGGGATGTCCGGCCGGCCAGAACGACAGCGAACGGTGCGGATAGCGCGCGTCGCGCACCGCCGCGACGAACGCGGGGTCGAGTTGGGTCGGCGTGCCGAACAAGCCGGCAGCGGTGGCCTGCACCGCGCCGAGCCAGCCGAACGCCGGGCTATTGGTCTTGGGGTGACCGATCACCAGCGGCGCCCGGTACACCGCCGGGTCATAGCTGGCGGCGAGCTGCGCCAGCAACGCCGGGGTCACCTCCACGTCCTGCCCATGCAGATCGGTGAAGCGGCCGGGGCGCGCCAGATGCAACGGGGCCGGCCCCCCGGTCGGGGGCGGGCTGGGTACGGTCTGGGGGGTGGCTGGTGTCGTCATCGGCACACGATGCCGGCCGCGCCGCCCGGCCGCGAGTAACCGGGGTATCCGGCGCATCGGGCACGCGACGGCGGCCGAGGCGCTAGGAGGCCCGTAGACGCATCGCCCCCGGTCGGGGCGGCGGATGCACCGGGGTGGGGGCGCGGATGCGGCTACGAAAGATTTAAATGGGGTTTAAATGGGGTTGCGCTTGAGCCGGTCGCTTGGGGTGACGCCGCAACCCCAACGTGCGGCGGCCGGGGTCGTTGGGGTTCGTTCCTCACCCCAACCTACGGGCTCTCCTCTACACCGTCAGGGCGCGCTTGAGGATCGCGAGCACCTTCTCCTGCGCCGCCGGGGTCAAGCCGCCGTCCTGGATCGGCAGATACGGCCGCGGCGGGAGGTCGCCCCACGGGATCGGCGACCCGCGCTTGGTCTTGCCGGCATAGCCCTTGGGCATGCCGAACTGCTGCGCCGCGGCATAGACCTTACCGGCTCCCACCCAGGCTTTCGTGGCGTCTCCGCCGTGGGTGATGCTGCCGGCCAGGCCGCCATCCACTTGCAGGATCGGCGCCGCACTGCCGCGGCGCTTCACCGTCACCGGGCGCAGCGCCGGCCAGCCCGGCCCCTGCGCCTGAAAGGCATCTTCGGTCAGATTGCCCAGCGCGCGGCCGATGTCTTCCATGACGGGGGTCATGTGCGCGAGGCGCGCGACCAGTTGGCCCAAGCCCGCCCGGACTTCGGCGTCGTCGATCGTGATGGTAATGGCGCCGTCGGCCATGGGCTATACTCCTGATGTCATCGGGGACTGAGTGCGGCGCGCGCGACCTAGGAGCCCCGGGCAGAGCCGAGCGACGCCGCGCTCGGTTCACTCTCGCCACCGCCGCAGGCCTTGGCGCTGCTGGCCAAGATAGAGCCCGTAGGTTGGGGTGACGAAGGAACCCCAACGCGCGGCGGCCGGGATCGTTGGGGTTCGTTCCTCACCCCAACCTACGGGCTCGCACCATTTGCCACGGGCTACCGCCCGGATGAGGCCGGCGCCCCGTCCGCGGCGCGTTCCCGCGCCTGGGCATACGCCAGATAGCGCCGACAATTGCCCAGCGCGGCGATCACCCCCTCATCCTCCTGAGGCAGTTCCAGCAGCCAGGCGATTTTCTCATTGATCTCCGCGGCGGAACTGCTTGGTCCAACGCAATGATCGATCAATATCATGGTAATTCCCCTTTGATTGCCGCGCTGGCTCTAGCGACCGCCAGGCGTAGCGTGTCCCGGTAGGCATCCCACAACGCTTGCCGCGGCGCGCTGAGGACGGCCCGGTACGTGATCACCCCGGCATCGGCCAGCGCAAGGTTGATGACATGCAGTTCCAGCGCCGCTTTTGCTTCGAGGGAAATCCCCCCGTGACCGGCGCGCACCGGCAACCAGGTCGCCGCCTCCAGCCAAGCCACGTCGTGCAGTGCATTCAAGCGCGGGATATCTGTCACCAGACTTTTGGCGCGATACGTCGACCCGTCATGCCCGACGGCCTCCACTTGCGCCGCGCCTGGACGCGTCGCCACGCTCAGGTCCTCCAAGGACAGACTCCCCCCGCTCGGGTGATTATGGATCAAGCGCACCGCTCGTGCCGGGTCATCCAGGGCCGCGAGTATCGTCGTTGACAGGGTCACCTGCCCCGGCCCGCCCGGCACTGTATCGATGATGGCCCCAGTGGTCTCGTCGATCGCGATCGCCAGCTCATTGCCGCCAGTGGCCAACCCATGCTGCACCACCTTCTGCCGGGCCGACCCCGCGACGGCACCGACCACCACCTTGGCGCGCGCGCCGGACGGGGGGCTGCGTAGCACCGCGGCGAGCTGCGCCGCCATCCGTGGCCCGAACCCGCCCGCTCGTTCGAGCACCCGCTCCACCAGCGCCCGTTCCGCCCCATCCGACCCCGGCAGATGATCCCATCCCGGATCGGCATAGAGCACCGCCCGGCCGCTGTCTTGCGTCGGGTCCGCCACACTCACCCCGCGTTGCACCCAGCGCGCCGGGGTCTCGCCGGTGAGCGGATCGGTCGGGCGGCGGCCGGGCGGGTCGCGCTCCAGCAGCTGCACATCCAAGGCCGGCTTCAGCCCGCGGTCCGCCAGCTCCTGATCGCTGAAGTAGCGCGCGCGGCAGCGGCAGTTGTACCCGTTCGGCGGCGACACCACCGACCACGCCGCCGACTCCAGCGCGAACACCTTCCCATGCAGTGACCCATGGGCCGGGCGGGTGCGCTGGTCCATGACGGCCAGATACTGCGCCCAGGGCGCGCGGTCGCGTTGCTCCAGCGCCTGGCGGTGCCGCCCGGCCATGTAAGCGCTTTGTAAATTGGTCCGATAGATGGTTTGCAGGCGCCTTAAGGACCCGGCCTGGACGATGCGCGCCTCTTGCGTGTCGGGGTCCACCACCACCTGCGGCCCCCACCAGCCTTTGGCCTTGAGGGTGTCGAGCAGTTGCGCCTTGAACCACGCCTCGGTCTGGCCGCTGTCAATCGCCTGCTGCACCGCGCCTTTGATGTCGGCCAGCACGTCGAGCTTGGCCAGGTTGGCCACCGTGAACACCATGCGATGCGCCGGGCCGTCCAGTTCCCAGTACGGCCCGGTGAGTTGCAGATCCTTGGCGGCCAGATAGTCCGCCGCGCGGTCCGGGCGCAGCCGGAACAGCGCGGCGAGGCCGGACAGCGGTGGCGCGCTCATGACGCGCCGCGCCCCAGCAGCGCCGCCACCTGCGTCAGGCCCGCGGGAGCGGACCGGGCGGGCGGGGCGTCCGCGGCGGGCGGCGTCACGCCCAGCGCGGCGAGGCTGACGTCGAGCCCGGCCAACTGCACGCCGAGCTTGGGGTCCGGGTGCGCCCGATAGAGGGAGGCCACGGTGCGCCGTTCGGCCAGCAACTCACGGACCTCGGCCGCGCGCGCGGCAGCCGGGTCGGCGCTGGCCGGCTCGCCGGGCAACGGCTGATCCTCCCAGCGCCGTTCGCTGAGCCAGCCCTCGGGGTACTTGCGCACCGCATCGGCCGGCCGCGGGGTGGCCGCGTCCTGCGCGGCGGCCCGGATGATGCGCTGCGCCAAGGCCGCATCCGGGGCCAGTTCCGCCCAGCGGGCGGCGGCGCGCTGCTTGCCCTTCAGGACCCCATAGACCGCGTAGAAGCGGTCGAAGTCGGCCGCCTGCTCGGGGCTCAAGGCGGCCCGGTGATCGACGGTGGACCGGGTCTTGGCGGCGCGCGGGGCGTCGGCGGCCGGACGGCTCTCCGCGGTGTAGCCGGCGACGCTGAGCCGGTCATAGAGCGCGGCGGCGTGGCGGATGGCGGCATCCAGATCCAGCTTGGCGCCGGGCTCGGCGCGGCTGGCCTGCACCAACAACAGGGTGGGGGCGTGGTCGCGGATGTAGCGGGCGCGGGGGTCAGTCATGATTGGGCCTGGTTCGGGGTGCGCTCGGCGGCGCGCGCCAGATCCTCATGCAGCGTCCGCTCGCGTGCCAGTTTCGCCCGCCGACCCCGATGCCACTCGTCCAGCAGCGCCGCTGCTGCCGCTGCGGCACAGCGTCGATGATAGGCAGCGCTCTGCGCAGGCGTCATGGGCGTGGCTTCCACAACGGTGCATTCTCCCCACCGCACGGCTGCCCGGCCTGGATCGCGTCCTTCCACGGCGTCGGCACCCCATAGGCCGGATGGGTGCACGCCGACAGCCCGCCGCGCTCGGCGAAATACCGACACCAAAAACAGGCGCGCGCATGGGTATGGCGCCGCGGCGCCACCACCGTGCTGTTTCCCACGCTAGTCATGCGCCGTCTCCGCCGCCACTTCCAACCGCCCGATGGCATCGGCCGCCGCCATCCCGCGCGTCAGCAGCTCCTGGAGCAGCGTGTCATCGAGCTGCCCATACCAGTCATCCATCCGCCCCAGAATCTCCTCCGGGGTCAGGCCCTGCGCCAAAGCGGTGAGGATCGGGGCAAGCAAGCGCTCCATCGCCGCCTGCTGCGCCGCGCCGGCGTCGCGTGCCACCTCGGCATCAATCAGCGCCTGGCCGCTGGACGGGGTGGGGTCGGGCGCCGGGGCGGCCAGGGCGACCGGCTCCTCCGGCTCCTCCGGCTCCGGCGCCGCCGCCAGATCCTCCGGGCTCAGGTTGTAGCTGCGCTGCCAATAGGCCGGGCTGAAGGTCACCCCGGCCTCGGTCAGCAGCTTGTCGCGCTCGGCGCGGGTCTTGTCCACCCGCTCGGCGGCGCGCAGCTCCCAGCGCGGGGCCGCGGCGCCCGGCCAATTAATCTCGACCACCCAGCGGATGAGCTGGTTCACCACCGCCTCGGTCATCCGCGCATCGCCGTCGCGGATGTCGTCGGCCACTTCCAGCGCGGCCACCGCGCTGGCCACGGTCGAGGTCTGTTCGGTGCCCTGGTTGGTGCCGAGCAGGGCCATGGCGATCTGGCCCTGGTTGTAGAGGACAAAGCGCAGATGGGCGTCGGTGCTGGCGGCGGTGCCGGAGGAGGTCAGGATCTCCACCGCCCCATCGTCGGGGATGGCGGCCACCGCATCCTCGACCATGGCGGCGAGGCGCTCGGTCAGGTCGTCATAGTCCTTGGTGGGATTGGCGCGCGGCAGCTTGCCGACGATGAAGGCGCCGCCGTATTTCTCGACGAACTTGGCCCAGAACTTGAGCCCGGCGCGCTTGAAGGTGCCGGGCCAGAAACAGAGCGACAGGTCGGCGATGCCGTAGGGGTTCTGGTAGGTCGGGTCTTGCCTGGACAGCAGGAACTTACGCGCCGGCAGCCGCTCGCCCTCCACCCCGCCATCACGGGAGCGAAAGCGCAACTGATTGGCGCCGTCGAACAGGAACCACTCCGGCGGCTTGCCCTGCACCACGGTGGGCACCAGCAGCGCGCCCACCCGCCCCCAGGTGATCTCGTGGGGCTGATAGCCGTAGAGGGCGCCGTCGAGGCTCTCGGCGATCAGCGCCGGCAGGCCCGGTTGTGCCCCGGCCTCGGTCGGGTCGGGGGTGGCCCACAGGTCGGCCAGGATGTCGATCACCGCCCGGTGCACCTGCGCCGGGCTGCCGGCGCGCTCCAGCACCGGCTCCAGGGTGTGCACCGCCGCCTTGCGGCGGCGGATGCAGCCGCCGATGTGGGCATCGGCCCGCAGGTCGCGGTACACGCTGATATCGCGCCCCAGGGCTTTGAGGATCGGGTCCGGGTTGGGCAGCCAGTTGGCCAGGCCCCAGCCCTCCCAGGAGCGTTCCCGGGTGGCGATCTGGCCTTGCAGGGTGCGGCGGTCGCCGCTGGTGAGCGTGCTCATCCGAAATAGCCTCGCAGCAAGCCGCCGTGCCCGCGCGGCGCGGCCGAGCGGATGGTGAGCGGGCCGGGATCGCTATCGGCCGCCAGATCGGCCAGCATCCCGGCGATGGCCGAATCGCCGTGGCGGTCGCCCTTTTTGTCGGTGCTGCCGTCCGGCGGCCGCGGCACCCCGCGCACCAGCTTGATGGCGCGGTGATCTTCCAGCACATCGTCATGACGGATCAGCACCGTGGTGCGGTCCTCGATCCCCGCCTTGTATTTGGGCATGCGCTCGCGGTAGGTGGCCTCGCTGAACTTCACCCGCAGCACCTGTGACCCGCGCCGGTCGGCCGCCGCCTCGGCGATGCTGTCGCCGTTGCCGGTGCTGTCGATCGCCTCCTGCCCCAGGCGCGGGGTGCCGCGCTCGATCGCCTCCAGCACTTGGTCTTGCTGGTCATAGGGGGTGTTGTGCATCTCCACGACCGCGCGCCAGGTGCGGCGCAGCGTCTCGCCCAACTCCAGCACCACGATGCAGGTCATGTCGCCGCTGCGCGCGAAGTCCATGCCGATCACATGACGGCGCGCCGGGTCGAGCGTCGCCAACTGCGGCGCCACCGTCTCACGCAGCCACTCGGCCATGTCGCGGCGGCGCGCGTCCTTGGGGCTCAGGTTGAAGGCGGCATCGCCGCGGAAGCGCAGCAGCGGCGGCGACTGCGCCGGCAAGGCCATCGCCGCCTCGATCACCGCGCGCGGGAAATAGGTGCCGCCGCCCAGTGCCGGGATGGCGAACAATTCCTCGTCTTCGTTCGGCCGGTACCGGCGGATCAGATCCAAGCGCCAGTCGGCTTCGGCCGCCGCGCTCCACGCCTGCCCGGTCACCCGGCAGATGCGCCGATACAGCCCCTCGGCCAGCGCCTCGTCGAGCGTGGTGCGGTGCAGGCTGTGGCTGAAGCGCCCGGCGCGGGTGTCGAGCACCAACTGGTTGAACGGGCTGTCGGCGCCGTTGTGGGTCGACATGATATGGATGGCGCCGCCCCACACGGTGACCGCCATGGCGGCCTTGAGCAGCGCCTCCAGATCGTCGATAA